ACGGGCAGGATGTGTTGTTCAAGGCATCGGCGGCGATTCCGAGGATTTACCGTTTGAAGTTCCAGCGTGATATTTATAAGGATTTGCGGATTCTAGAAAAGAGCATAGGCGAGGGCGATGAGGAAAATTCCAACCTCGATTTATTTTCGCTTGAAATGTTCGAGAATATCGCCTACACAATGGCAAAACATGCAGACCCGCAGATTCCCAATGAAGTGGACGAATGGCTGGATGGTTTCAACACCTTTTCCATTTATCAAGTTCTGCCACAGCTTATAGAACGGTGGGGATTGAACGTAAAGACGGATGTGGAGGCTAAAAAAAACTTCGCCCAACTGAGCGGGAAATGACCACGCCGCTGTTCCTTCTGCGGTGTGTGCAGTTAGGGCTTTCGATGGCAGACCTTGACCTGCTTTCCATCGGGCTCATCAATGATATGTACTGCGAGAGCCGCAATGATTCCTTTTCCTACGCTGTACTGGCTGATCAGGCCGCAATGGACGCATTTTGATTGAAAAAACAGCCTTTTTCTGCTATGATTGGTAGTGGAAAAGGGCTGTAAGTATGACTTACAAGTCGTAATTTATCAGAGGAAAACATTCATGAAAAAGATTACTTCAATGATTGGTATTATAATTTTTTTATTCCTTATAACATCATGTAACCATAAAGATGTTGAAGATATTTCTGCTGATACAACTCAGCAGGTAGAAGAAACTAAAAATCAACATATCGAATCGCAGGAAATTATTGAAACAGATTCTTTGAGTTGGCTTGAAATTACAGAGGATGGAGTTAATGAGGAACTTTATTTGGAAAATTTAGATGCAGAAGTATTAGAAGCAGTTGCTACGAAACTTCGAGCATTAGTTGAAGAAGAAGTCGAAGCAGAGCGGGAAAATCCAGAAATAGTGATAACTGAAGGTTGGACAAGGGTATTTGACAGTGAACAATATAATGAAGTGCTGAATATGGGTGAGTCGGCTATGAAGCCGTTATATTGGATTATCTACAAAAGTCCGAATGCGGGAATGTATGAATATATTTGTGCAACTGCATTATATGAATTGTCTGGTTATGATTTCACAAATGAGGATGGGAGTCTTACATGGGTCAATTCCAAGGAATTTCTTGATAGATTCAATGAAAAAATTTTAAGCGATAGAAAAAGATAACTTCTCATTTGCAGGGCTGATACAACAGCAGAAAAATAGAATAGAATTCTTACATAGGCACTTGCCATAACAGCAGGTGTCTTTTTTTACGCATTTTTTCAGGGAGCCTTTTGGCTTCCTTTTTTCGTGGGGAGGTGCTTTGGGTGGGAGCGTCAAGGATACAGGGAATCACGGTGGAAATCGGCGGTGACACCACAAAGCTGACCGCCGCGCTGAAAGGGGTAAACGGGGAGATACGCACCACGCAGTCACAGCTCCGGGACGTGGAGCGGCTCTTAAAACTGGACCCCGGCAACACGGAACTGCTGGCACAGAAGCACCGGCTCCTTGCGGATGCAGTGCGGGAGACGAAGGAAAAGCTGGAAACACTGAAAGCGGCTGCGGAACAGGCAAACGAGGCGCTGGCAAAGGGGGAGATTACCCAGGAGCAGTATGACGGGCTGCAGAGGGAGATCATCGAGACCGAGGAAAGGCTGAAAAGCCTTGAAGAACAGGCGAACCAGTCGGCGGTGGCGGTGCAGAAGATCGCCGCCGTGGGCGAGGACTTGAAGAACCTTGGGGATAAGATTTCCGGTGTAGGGACTACCCTTACCAAAAGCGTGACCACTCCCATTGTAGGGCTTGGCACGGTGGCGGTCAAGACGGCGGCGGATTTCGATACAGCCATGAGCCAGGTAGGGGCGGTTTCCGGGGCAACGGGAAAAGACCTTGATGCCCTCCGGGATAAAGCAAGGGAGATGGGGAGCAAGACCAAGTTCTCCGCATCGGAAGCGGCAGAGGCCATGAACTACATGGCGATGGCGGGCTGGAAGACTTCTGACATGCTTTCCGGCATTGAGGGCATCATGAACCTTGCCGCCGCTTCCGGGGAGGATTTGGCAACTACCTCCGATATCGTGACGGACGCATTGACCGCCTTTGGCTTGACTGCAGCGGACTCCGGGCATTTCGCGGATATCCTTGCGGCGGCAAGCAGTAATGCCAATACCAACGTCTCCATGATGGGCGAGACCTTCAAATACTGTGCGCCCATTGCCGGGGCGCTTGGCTTTTCTGCGGAAGATACCGCAGAGGCAATCGGGCTGATGGGCAATGCGGGCATCAAGTCCACCCAGGCCGGCACCGCCCTCCGCACCATCATGAGCAACCTTTCCGGGGAAGTGAAGATTTGCGGTTCAAGCATTGGCGAGGTCACAATCGCCACCACCAATGCGGACGGGAGCATGAGGGATTTGAGCGCCATCCTCGCTGACTGCCGGACGGCTTTCGGAGGTTTGTCAGAGTCTGAAAAGGCAGCGGCGGCAGAGGCGCTTGTGGGGAAGAATGCCATGTCCGGCTTCCTTGCGCTGATGAACGCCGCCCCTGCGGACATCGAGAAGGTGAGCAGCGCCATAGCAAACTGCGATGGGAAGTCGGCGGAGATGGCGGCGACCATGCAGGATAACCTTGCGGGGCAGCTTACCATCCTGAAAAGCCAGTTGGAGGAGCTTGCCATTTCTTTTGGTGAAATCCTCATGCCCGCCATCCGCCAGATCGTCACATGGGTGCAGGGATTCGTGGATAAGCTGAACGGCATGGATGAAGGCACCAAGAACACCATTGTCACCATAGGGCTCCTTGCGGCGGCAATCGGCCCCGTGCTTATTATTATCGGGAAAGTGGTCTCTGCGGTGGGGAGCATCATGACCTTCATCCCCACGCTGATCGGGGGCATTTCCAGTATCGGCGGCGGGCTTAGTGCTTTATGGGGAATACTCGCTGCGAACCCGGTCACCTTAGTAATCGCGGCCATTGCTGCACTGATAGCCATCTTCGTGGCGCTGTGGAATAATTGCGAGGGCTTCCGGGAGTTCTGGATCAACTTATGGAATGTGATAAAAGATGCTGCCATAGCTGTGTGGAATGGGCTGAAAGACTTCTTTTCCAATATCTGGAACGCCATTACCGGGGCGGCACAGTCCATCTGGAACGGACTAAAGGACTTTTTCAGCGGGCTGTGGGAAGGCATAAAGAACATCTTCCAGACTGTCCTTGACGTGATAAAGACGCTGATTGTGGCGCGGTTCGAGTTCTATAAGACCATCATCACAACCGTGCTGAATGTGATACAGACAGTTGTATCCACGGTATGGAATGCGATTAAAACAGTGATTGAAACCGTTACAAACGCCATCGGCTCTTTCCTGTCCTCCGCTTGGGAAGCGATAAGGAATACCGTCACCACGGTAATGGAGGCGATCCGCAGTGTAATCACATCTGTATGGGAAGCCATCAAGTCCGCAGTGACGGCGGTGCTTTCCGCCATTAAGGACGTGGTGGTCTCCGCATGGGAGGCGATTAAGAGCGCCATCACCACGGCAATGGAGGCGATACGTTCTGCGGTCATTGCCGCATGGGAAGCCATAAAGAGCGCGGTTTCTTCTGCGATTGAAGCGATAAAAAATGTGGCTGTGGCGGCATGGGAGGCCATCAAGTCAGCGGTCATTTCCATTATGGAGGCGATCAAGAGCGCCATTACCGCAGCATGGGAAGCCATCAAATCCGCAGTCAGTTCCGTGGTCAATGCGATCAAAGAGGTCATCACCAGTGTGTGGAATGCCATCAAGTCTACGGTCACTAGTATCGTGGGCGGCCTGAAGGACGCGGTGGTAAATGTATTTAACAGCCTGCTCTTAGGAATCAAGAACGCCATGAGCGGAATCGCCGGGGCGGTGAAGAGCGGATTCGATGCGGCGATCAACTTCATCAAGGGCCTGCCCTCACAGGCATTGCAGTGGGGCAAGGACATCATCGGCGGCTTAATAGATGGCATCAAATCCAAGATCAGCGGCCTTGTGGACAGCGTGAAGGACATTGCGGGAACCATTGCGTCCTTTCTGCATTTCTCCGAGCCGGACGAGGGGCCGCTTTCCAACTTCCACACCTTTATGCCGGATATGATCGATCTGCTCGGAAAAGGCATCCGTGGGAATTTAGGGAAGCTGACCGGCCCCATGAAGGAACTGGCAGGGATGCTCATCCCAACAACAGGGGCAATGGAAAGCATCTCATCAGCTGAGAATGGCGGGAACGGGAATGCTTCACTGGCGGCAAGGCTGGATGCCATGTATGAGGTGGTGACAAAGTATCTGCCGCGATTGGCAAACAGCCAGGTAGTATTGGATTCCGGGGTGCTGGTCGGGGAATTATCTGACGGGCTGAACCGGGAGCTGGGAAAGGCGTATTCATGATAAGGAAATTCAGGCTTATAAACGGGGAAGGGGTGTCATGGGATTTGAACGCCCGGACATCCTTTTTCCATTCCATTGGCGGCTTCGGCTATAAGGACGGGACGCAGTATGAACAGATCGGCACGGACTTCATCCCTCTGGAGGAATTATTCTCACAGGGAGTGATGACCGGGCGGATATTTTTCGGTGGCAGGAATGCCTATGTCAATTATAGAGCTTTTTCCCGGTTCGTCCGGGCGGTACCGCTGACCCTCGTGTACGAGATGGAGGAGGCGTTCCGCGTCCCGGTGCGGATGACGGAGATTGCAAAGAGCGAGCTGATCACTGGCGGGGCGGGGCTGGATTGTGAAGTTGCATTTACGGCAACCGGGCTGTTTTATAAGAATGTTTCCGGCTACAGCGGGACGCTCTCCATCGGCGGGAAGATTTATCCCTACGAATACACCTATGCCTATGCGGACGTGACGCAGAACACGCTGATGATCGACAGCGACAGCCACGGGGACAGCCCATGCAAAGTGACGGTATATGGCCCCTGCACGAATCCCGTATGGAAGCACTATGTGAACAACGTGCTTTACGAGACCGGGCGGTATGAAGGGAATATCCCGGACGGGCATAAGCTGGTCATTGATACCACGCAGATTCCCTACAGCATTACGGAGCGGGGCGTCAGTGACGAGGTGGTGGCTGACCGTTACCAGATGTGCGATTTTACCACGGAGCGGTTCTTCCACCTGCAGTACGGCAGCAACCGTATCTCCGTGGTGCATGAGGGGCTGAACATTCTGAATGTAATGGTAGAGGGGAGGATCAGCTATGAGACCGTATAACGTGGAAATCTTCACGCAGGACTTTGAGATGGTGGGAAATACCAATGTAAATGAGGTTACCTACAAGGAAGATTACCTGTCCTCAGACGGCAATACCGTGACAGTGCTTGCCATGCCCGGTGTGAAAAAGCAGGACTATATCCGCATCAGCCGTGGGGATGAGGAGTATGCCGGAATCGTGACGGAAATAGGGTATGGCACGGATAAATCCAAAAAGCTACAGACTATTTCCTATAAACCACTCATGGAACTGCTGAATACGGATGTGCTTTTCGATGTGGATTTGCAGGGGCAGGGCAGTATGGAGCAGTTCATCTGTGACAGGATACAGGAAATGTTTATCACAAATGAGGACGGGATGCAGAATATCAAAGGATTAAGTGTAGCGGCGGCAACCTCCACAAAGGACTGGAGCCTGCACATCACGCCCTCCGACAAGGGCGGGCATTACAACATCGTGAACCTCATTGATTCGGTGATTATCCCGGCAATGGAGAAGTACAGCATCCTTGTAAAGACAAAGCTGGACATCCAGAACCGGGAAGTGCAGATCATTGTAGGGAAAGCGGCGACAGGCATCATCACCATAGAGAGCGACCTTCCCAACATCATCAAAAAGAGCGTCACCATCAAGCAGGTCAGCGCCGATGTGAATAAACTGGTGATCTATGACGGTTCCGATTATGAAAAGAAAAGGGTGTATTTCCTGCATCCCGATCTTGGCTATGACACGAAAGACCGGGACCGCATCACGCCTGTGGTGTGTGAGATGCAGGCGGTTTCCCATGAGGAGGGGAGCAGCTTTGAGAGTGCTGCGATCAGCGCCGCCCATAACAAGTTCGCAAATTTATCCTATTCCAATCTGATAGAGCTTACCATGATGAACGGTGACGCGCTGGTAAAGCCGGAGGAACTGGAATTCGGACAGGTGGCGGACATCATCTCGGACGGGGAAAGTTATAGGAGCATCCTCACCGGGAGGGAGCGGGGGAAGGACACAAAGCTGGTGTTTGGCACGGTGCGGCTGGATTTGACTAAGATTTTAAGGAGGCAGGAGAATGGCTGACAACATCGTATTAAAGACATACAAAGGCGGCAATGTCACACCGCAGGATGACGCCATCATCTACGAGACGGCGATCCCCGGCAGCGGCATCTTCAAGGGCTGTGAAGTGACCTATGCGAGAGGGAATGTGCTGCACATCTCGCAGGGCTTTGGCATGATTCGTGGCCGGTTCTTTGAGGTGTATGAAACGGAGATTGACGTGCGCCTTGCGGATGTGGGGGAGACATTGCAGGGGCGGGTGTATATCCACCTTGACCTGTCAAATGCGGATGAGCCCATCAAGATACTGGCGCAGGCGGCAGCGGAGCTTCCGCCGCTGGATGCGGATGTGAACATCAATTACAACAATTCCTCTTACGATCTGGAACTTGCCATCTTCACCGTATCTTCCGCAGGTCTGGACGGCCTTACGAAAGTGTTCCCCACGCTGAAAGCCGGGAGCGGAGGCGGCGGGGGAGGAGGGGAAACCCTCACCCGCGCCACATCATACTCAGTGGGTGATGCGGTGACCGCAGTGGGTGCTCCGGGGTGGGCAACGCTGGTCTGCACACAGGCAGGCACCACAGCCGCATCGGAGCCTTCCGGGTATTCGAGGATCACGAAAGTGGGAGACAGGGTTTTAGATGGAACTGCGGTATTTACTGCGAGAAATATCATCGGGGAGCTGGACGGTGTTATTTCCGCAACGGAAACTTTGGAAGAATCCATGCAGACTTTGGATGAAAGAGTGACGGAGATGATGAGCAGCACCGGCCTTGTGATGAAACTGGTGAGCCTTGACGAATACCGGGCATTGGAAAGCTACAGCGCCACCACCATTTACCTCTGTTATGAGGATGAAACCACAAAGCGTGTGACGCGGATTTTCGTGGGAGAGGACAGGGTGTATGCGGCAGGGGTGAAGGTAACGTACCAGATCGACACAGGCTATGCGCTGGAGCGTACCGTGCCGGACAGGGAGGACGCCATTGCCGCCGCCCCGCCCGCCGCGCTGGAGGGCTATACCTTTGTAGGATGGCGGCAGGATGATACTGCGGAAAAGAAAGTGCTTTCGGAATACCTCATCAGCAGTGAGGAACCCGTCACGCTTTATGCGGTGTTCAGAAAGCAGATGACCATCGGTCTGATGCCCAACGGCGGCACCCTTGCAGAAACCGGGGCGGCGGAGTCCTTTATGGCTTATTGCTATTACAACAACGGGAATTCCCAGAGCGAACCCACCACGGTACCGGCAAGCCCCTATACCCGGAAGAATATGTCCTTCTGCGGATGGAGCATTGACTCCCTTTCCACGCCATCGTATAAGCCGGGAGAAAAAGGGGTATTCCCTGCGGAGGCTGCGCTCTATGCCATGTGGGTGACCACGGAGTATGACTTCCCCTACACAGGGAATTATGTGCAGTTTGTTATCCCCCAGGACGGCATCTATGAGTTTGAGGTATGGGGCGCATCCGGCGCTGCGGCGAAGGTGGATTCCCTTACGGCAGAAGGCGGACTTGGCGGGCATTCCAAAGGCTATAAGAAGATGAAGAAGGATGAAGTGATCTATGTCTATAACGGCGGATCACCGAACGGCACATCTTATGGGGCAAACGGAGGCGGGAACGGTTACAATTATGCCAGCAGCAAGCAGTACGGGGCAGGAGGAGGCGGTTCCACCCATGTGGCCACAAAACCTTATGGTCTTGGCACGAACAGTTCCAGCGGGCCGTCCTATGCCAACCGCTCCAGCATACTGATCGTGTCGGGAGGCGGTGGGGGCGGCGGGATAGACAACGGCACAGCCCACAAGGGAGGAGACGGCGGAGGGGAGCGTGGCGGGAACGGCTCCGGCGGTGCGCTGGGAGGCCGGCAGATATCCACAAGCAGCAGCCCTTCTGAAAACTTTGGCATTGGGGATTATTATTCATCAAGCAGTGCCGCTTCTTCCGGCGGCGGTGGCGGATGGTTCGGCGGGAACTATGGAATGTACGGGCAGTCCGGCGCAGGCGGTTCCGGCTATGTGGACGGTGTCGCACCATTCACGCATAATGGGAAATATTACCCCGCAGAGACCGAGGCGGGGGTGAACGAGGGGAACGGCAGGGCATTCATCCGGTATGTGGAATGCGCGTAAATATGTACAGTTTTCCATCTGTATATTTGTGCATCCTATGCTCCGAATCTGCTTGATAATATCCCCATTCAGAGCGAATATGGGTACTACCGAAAGGGAAAACACGAAAAACGGAGGGAATCACAATGACGAGATTTGAAAGAGAGATAAACGGGAGCCTTGGGGATTTTTGGAAAAAGAATGCAGAGGAGGAAGTGAAAAAGGCGGTGGCGCAGGCGGATGAAAAGGCTACGGTTGATGAGGACGGCGCGGTCAGATGGAAGAGCAACGGGCGCTGCCTGATGGATGACTTCTGCGAGAAGCTGGAATACGCAGGATACCCTTTCAGCAGGGAGGCAACAGCAAGAAAACGGGATGCACAGAATGAGGAAAGCATCGCGGAATACCGCAGGAACCACAGGGGGCTTTCCGGGGAGGTGCTTGCGGAGGCAAGGGCAGCATTCGGGGAAGGCGCCACGGTGGTCAATATACTGACGGGAGAGAGGACAAAACTGTAAAAACATTATTTTAGGAACAGGCGGACTGCCCACTGCGGGCAGCCGCTTTTTTCTTACCCAAAACCAGAAGGAGGAATTGGAATGAAGAATTTTATCGAGGGGGCGCAGTATGCGTTCGCGGCGCTCGGCGGTGCGCTGGGTGCGGTCATGGGAGGCTTTGACGGCTTCCTTTATGCACTGGTGGTATTCGTGGTGGTGGACTACATCACCGGGCTGATGGCGGCGGCAGTGGAGAAGAAGCTCTCCAGCGAAGTGGGATTCAAGGGCATCTTCAAGAAGGTGGTCATTTTCAGCCTTGTGGCAGTGGGGCATATCGTGGATACGCACATCATCGGGGAGGGGAGCGTCCTGCGGACGGCGGTCATCTTCTTTTACCTTTCCAATGAAGGCATTTCCATCCTGGAGAATGCCGCCCGGACGGGGCTGCCCATTCCGGGGAAGCTGAAAGCCGTGCTAGAGCAGTTACGGGAGGAAAAAGAGGAATGATATGCTGCACAAATTTTCTGATGATGTTTGTGCAGTTTATGGTTCCATTCCCGCTTGCTATTATGCCCGTCCAGAGCGAACATGTCTGTGACCGGGGAAACCGGAATACAGGGACGGAGGGTTTAAGGATGAGGGCATACGGTGAAAGGGAGATGCACGGGAAGTACACGCTGGAGGATTACAGCGGCTGGTCGAGGAACCACACCAAAGCGGCATCCATCCGCAGATGGAAACGACCGCTGAAAAAGAGGGCAAGGCAGGTGTGCCGCGCCATGCTGAGACGGATGGAAAGATAACAGGATAATTTTTGGAAGGGCATCGCTGCGGCGGTGCTTTTTTCGTGCAGAAAGAGAGGGAAATGGGATGAACTTAAAACAGAATTACCTTACACAGTCCGGCTGTTATAAAGCGGGAAAGCACATCACCGTAAAAGGTCTTATGATCCACTCGGTGGGATGCCCGCAGCCAGAGGCGGATGTGTTTATGAAGAACTGGAACAGGGCGGATGCCAATGCTTGCGTCCACGCCATTATCGAGCCGGACGGGGATGTGTACCAACTGCTCCCGTGGGATTTCCGTGGATGGCACTGCGGAGGCAGCGCAAACAATACCCACATCGGTGTGGAAATGACGGAGCCTGCCACCATTAAATATGCAGGCGGCGCATCATGGACGGAGACCGGGAACGGGGAGAATACGAAGAATCATGTGTTTGCCACCTATAAATATGCGGTGGAATTGTTTGCATATCTGTGCAGCCAGTATAACTTAGACCCGCTTGCAGATGGCGTTATCATCAGCCACAGCGAGGGATGTAAAAGGGGCATTGCCAGCAACCACGGGGACGTGGAGCATTTATGGTCTAAGTTTGGATTGTCGATGGGGCAGTTCCGAAAAGACATCAAGGCGGCGATGGAGGGAAGCACAGCGGAGGATTCCCTTACCGCCATTATGGGGAAAGCGGCGGCAACTGCGGAACAGATGAAATCATACCTCAAAAAGAAAAATCCGTCCGTGCCACAGTCCGTTCTGGATATGCTCCCGCGGTACCTTTCGGAAGGGGAGGCGGAGGGCGTAAGGGGCGACATCGCCTTTGCACAGTCCTGTCTGGAAACGGGGAATTTCACTTTCTCCGGCTCTGCGGTCACTCTTTCGCAGAACAATTTCTGCGGGCTTGGTGTGACGCAGAGGGGCAGAGCGGGGCTGTCCTTTGACACGGCGCAGCTTGGCATCCGGGCGCAGATTCAGCACCTCAAAGCCTATGCCTCCACGGATAAGCTGCGGAACGCACTTATAGACCCGCGTTTCCGCTATGTGAAAAGGGGCTGTGCGCCATATGCGGAATGGCTCGGCCAGAAGGAGAACCCGCAGGGGATAGGCTGGGCGGCAGGAGAAAAGTATGGGGAGAAGATACTTTCCATACTGAAAGCCGTTATGGACGAAGGGAAAGTGCAGTTCATGGAGAGCCTCACCCTTTCCGCACCTTACATGGTGCGGGTATCTATCCCCGATTTAAATATCCGAAAAGGCCCCGGAAAATCATACCCAAAGACGGGCAAGTTTACCGGCGTGGGCGTTTTCACCGTGGTCGAGGAAAAGGACGGCTGGGGGCTGCTGAAAGCCTATCAGGAAAAGCGCAACGGGTGGATTTCACTGGCATTCACCACACGGATTTAGAGGAATGTAAGGCGGCATTTATATAGGAAGAAAGCGGCCAGACCGCTTGACTTTACGGGCTTTCAGAGTGATTAATAGACTACCAAAAAAGGAAAGGAGCGAATGCAGATGCGGATAAGGAAAGT